GTTGATGCTCTTAGAAAGTCTATGAGTATGCAAGAATTTGAATCTTGGAAGTTATACTACATAGATAGAAACAAAAAAGAGCAGAAAGCTATCACAGAAGCTAATGCAAGAGCAAAATTGAGGAGATAATGGCAAGAGCTACTTTAGAGATGTTCTTAAAGCTCACAGGAGCTGATAAGACTTCTAGAGGATTAGATAAAGTATCTAAGACTACAAAACAATTAGATTCTGATGTTAAAAATTCAACAAAACAGAATGCTGAATTTGCAGCAGGTATGTCAAGTCTTACTAAAGGTGCTATTGCAGGTGCTGCTTTATTTGCAGGAAAACAATTATTAGATTTTGCTAGATCCTCAATAACTGCTGCTAGTGCTGCTCAAGAAGCTGCTGGAGCTTTTGGAACTACTTTTGGTGGAGCAGCAGAACAACTTGGAGAACAATTATCAAAAAATGCTAATCTTTTTGGATTAACTACTTCTGAAGCTAAACAATTAATTGGTGTATTTGGTGCTGTTGCTCAGGGTTTAGGTTTTACTCAAGATGAATCAGCAGGATTATCAGCTAGATTATTTGAACTATCTGGAGATATAGCATCTTTTAATAATATTTCTGCAGGTGCAGAGCCTGTTCTTAGAGCATTCCAATCAGCTATTGTTGGAGAAAGAGAAGCTCTTAAAACTTATGGTATAGCTATATCAGAAGCTGAAGTACAAACTAAAGCTTTTGAGATGACAGGAAAAACTTCTGCTGATGCACTAACTAGACAAGAAAAAGCATTAGCAACTACTGAATTATTATTTACTAAAGCCTCTGTTCAAATAGGTAATGCTCAAAGAGAAGCTGAGGGATTTGCAGCTCAGATGTTGCAAACAAGAGCTAAGACTCAAGAACTTAGAGAGGAAGTTGGACAAGAGTTACTTCCTGCTGCAGGAGAATTAGTAGGTTTATTTAATAACTTTGTTGATGATGTATCTCCTGCTGTTGTAGGTGCTTTTGGATTAATTAATGATGCAATAGTAGCTACAGTAGATGCAACACAAAAAGGAACAACAGCTTTTGAAAAATTCTTTAGGATATTCTTTTTAGGACAAGCTGCTCTATATGGTAATGAGGAAGCAGTTGAGGAACTTACTAAAGCATTAGATGAAAATAGAAAGATAACTAATCAAAACTCAGCTCAAGTTATTAGTTCTACAGGTATATCTATGGAGTTTATGGATGTAGTTGCAGGATTAAATAAACTTTATGCAGAGAATAATGAGAATTTACAAAAGAATAGATCACAAATTCTTATAAATACAACTCAAACAGCTAAATTTGGAGAAACTATAGATAAAAAGCTCAATCCTATATTTGGAGAGCAAAACTCATTAATATTAACCAACATTCAATTAGAAACTAATAGAAACACATTAATGAAACTAATTAATAATGCTAATCAGGATTTAGCTCAAGCACAATCAGCTTATAATTCAGCTCTAAAAGAAGTTAATAGATTAACCATAGAGGAAAATGTTAATGATGCTGAAGCTGCTATTAGAAAAGCAGAACTACAAACACAAATAGCTCTACTTACTGATGCACAGAATAGTGGTAAAGATGTTTCACTTGATTTAGCTTTAGCACAAGCAGAATTAGCACAAGCAGAGTTTGAATTAGCTAATAATTCAGATGCATTGACAGCAGCAAGAAATATCTTAACTGTAGCTGAACAGAATTTGGAAACTGCAACTGTTAATCAACAAAAAGCAATAGAGGAAAGAAATTCACAATTAATTGCATCAATAGATCTAACTAATCAACAAACAGAAGCAAATAAAAATTTAGCCAATACAATCACAGGATTAGCAGGAACTGATTTTGGTAGATTAGTTTCACAGGGATTTGTATCATTAGGATCTACTCCTGCTGAGGGTGTAACAACTCCATCAGATACTTTAGCTAATCAATCAGCAGTTAGTGAAGCTCAAAAAGGTGGAGGAGAAACAACAGTTATAATTCCTGTAACTATTGGAGATGAAAAGATTGATGAAGTTATACAGAAAGTCAATGTTAGAACACAAACACAGGGCAAGACTTTTGCTATAAGATAATGAGTGTAGCTTTTGATTCTAATGTTAATTTAATCTGTGAAATAGCTTTTGATAGTAATCCACTAGATAGCACACAATCTTGGACAGATGTATCTGGTTATTTAAGAAGTTTTGATACAACTAGAGGTAGAATAAGCAACTTAGCTGAGTTTCAAACAGGTACAGCAACAGTTACTTTAGATAACAGAGATAATAGATTTTCTCCTAATCAAACAACTTATTATTATGATGCAACTTTAGGCAGAACTAAAATACAACCTCTTAAAAGGCTTAGAATAAGGGCTGAGTATGATTCTGTTACTTATGATATCTTTCATGGCTTTGTTGAGAGCTTTCCTGTACAGTATGCAGGGCAGGGCTATGATTCAAGCACAAAGATAAGAGTTGTAGATGCTTTTAAGCTATTTTTTAATGCAACAGTAGATTCTATTGGATGGAGATTAGGTATTTCTAAACTTGGATCTGCAACAAGATTAACATTAGTTCAAGCTCAAGAATTAAGCTCAGTAAGAGTAACTAATCTCTTAAGTTCTTTTGGTTATAGCAATCAAGCAATTTCAACAGGCCAATTAGAAGTACAAACACAACCAGAAACAGATGATCTCTTAACTGCTCTAAGAAAAGTAGAAACAGCAGAAAATGGTACTTTCTTTATAGCAGCTAATGGAAATGCAACTTTTAGAGATAGAAACTATAGATTAACTAATACAACAACACCAGATGCAACTTTTGGGCAGGGAGTTGGAGAGCTTCCTTATGTTGATATTGTTAGCTCTTATGATGATAATAAAATTGTTAACACAGTACAGAGAACTAGAACAGGTGGATCTACACAGATAGCAATAGATTCTGATTCAGTAGAGAGATTTGGAACTCATGTTTTAACAGAATCTGGAACATTAAATATTACTGATGCAGATGCTTTATCAATAGCTAGTCAGAAAGTAGTATCTAACTCTATTCCAGAAACAACAGTAGAAAGTATGTCTTTTGCTCCTCAACAGAATGTAAATTTATGGGAGAAAGCATTAGGATTAGAAATAGGAAGTTATGTTGAAACTAATGTAACAACTCCATCATCTGAAACAGAAACTTATAACTTGTTTATAGAGAGAATTAGGCATAAAGTAGATGCTAGAAACAAGACTTGGAATTGGCAGATTGGATTATCTCCTGCTGAAACAGGAGCTTGGATTCTAGGAGTTAATAGGTTAGGAATTGACACTAACTTAAGTTATACTTAGAAAGAATTAAGGAGATTTTATAAATGGCAGCAGGTAATTGGGTAGATTGGAACACAGGAGATCTTGTAACAGCAGCAGGATTTCAAGACATTCAAGACTCTATTTTGTTTATATATGCCTCAGAAGGAGCAGCAGATGCAGCTTTAACAAATAAAGTTGAGGGAACTGCTTTTTATGACAGCACAGCAAACCAGATTAAAGTATGGGATTCATCAGCTTGGCAAGTTGTATTAACTAATCCTATAAAAGGTTATGTTGAAACAGATCAAGCAGTTACAAGCTCATCAGGAGTTATATCAATAGATTTAGATAGTGGAAATACAGGAACAATTACTTTAACTGAAAATATTACAGATATAGATTTTACTAATGTTCCAACTAATGGTGTTTCAAGTTTTACTTTACAAATTACACAAGATAGCACAGATAGAACAGTTGCAATCAATGCAGTAACTGTAAATGGTGGTGGAGATGTAACTGCAAAAACAGCAGGTGGTGCAGGTTACACAATGAGTACAGGATCTGGTGCAATAGATTTAGTAACTTTTCTTTTTGTAGATGCAGGAACACCATTATTAAATGCACTACAAAATTTTAGTTAGGAGTAGCTTATGCCATTAGGTGCAGCTAGATTTGGACTTTTAGGTGGAGTTGCAGATTTAGGAAAATTAGAATTAATTGAAACTCAAACAATAACTTCATCTACTGCAACTGCTGATTTTACAGATTTAGGTAATTACAATGTTCATTTTATGACTTTTAATGATATGAAACCTGTTACTGATGGAAGTTTTGTTTGTATGAGATTTTCAAATGATGGTGGTAGTTCATTTTTAACTAGTGGTTATCAATATGCACAACAAAATGGAACTTCAGCAGGTAGTTTTCCTGAAAATAGAAGTACAAGTGCAAGTGTTTTATTTTTAACTAGTGCTTTAGGAACACCTAGTAATGAAGTTGGTAATAGTTATTGTTATTTATATAACTTATTAGACAGTTCAAAATATAGTTTTAGCACAACTCAAACAACAAATTTTAATTCAGCAGGAACTTATGAAATGTGGTTTGGTAGTGGTGTTAAACCAACTGCTGAAACACATAATGCAATAAGAATATTATTTAATAGTGGCAATATATCAAAAGCAATAATATCTCTATATGGAATTGCAGAAAGTTAGATTATGGCAGTAGGTAATTTAGAATTTATAAAATCTGCTAGTGGAACTTCTGTTAGTTCATTATCAGTAACAGATTGTTTTAGTGATAAGTATGATGTGTATGCAGTAAATATAAGTGTATCTGGTTTATCTACAGGACAAGGTTGGACTAAATTAAGATTTTTAGATAGTGTAGGAACAGAAATAAATCAAACAGAATATGATTATGCTAGTTTAGGTTTATTATCTTATTCAACATTTATTGAGGAAAAAAATACTTCAGTAACATATATAGATAGAATACACCATATAAGTACAGTTTCAACAGGTGCAAATACTTGGATTAATGTTTATAATCCTTATGATAGTTCAAGCTATACTTTTACCACTTCACAATCAAATGGAAATGTATCAACTCCAAATTTAGTTGGAAACAAAGCTATTGGTGTTCATAAATCAGCAGAACAAATTTCAGGATTAATATTTTATCCAAATTCAGGAACTTTTAATAATATAGACATATCAGTATATGGAGTTAAATAATGGCAGGTAGCTTAGTAAAAATAGATGAAGAAATAGTTACATCAGGTAATGCAGTAACACTTTTAGGCATTGACAGCACCTATGATGTTTATATGATTACAGGACATAATATTCAAAATACAACTGATGGTGAGGACTTATTTGCAAGAGTAACAGTAAGTGGAACTGCACAATCTGGCTCTAATTATGATGGTGCTTATAAATTGTTAAGAAATGACACAACTTTTAGTAATGAAGCAGATAGTGGTTTTACATATTTTAGATTATTTGATGGTCTTGGTAATGCAACAGGGGAAGCAGGTAATTTTACAATGTATCTTTTTAACTTTAACAACAGTTCAGAATATTCTTTTATGACTTTTGAAAGTGTTTATATGCACTTAACTATTTCAAATCTTGGTAGGCAGGGTGGTGGAGTTTATAAAGTTGCAGAAGCACATAATGGAATACAATTTTATTTAGAAAATTCTGATAATTTTACTAGTGGAACATTCATTTTGTATGGCTTGAAAAAATAGAAATGGTTTAAAGAAGTAAGTATAAGAAATATATAGTAAGATAGGAGAGTTATGACAGAACAACAGGCATTAGATCAAGCAACTCAAGAAATAGAGGATGC